CTCCCGGTGAAGCATCGCACGCACGAAGCGGCATGGACGGAGGAAGAGGACGGCCTCCTGGGATCAATGCCCGATGTTGACCTGGCGGTCTATCTCGACAGGTCGAAAAAGGCTGTTCAAAACCGGCGCCATTTGCTTCGCGCGCCTCGCTTTCGTGTGCCGTATCGCTACGGCGGGAGGGGCGGGAAATACCTCGCTCTTACGCTCGACCCTGGTGATCCATTGATCGAGATGACCCAACATGATCGCACGGTTCTCGAGCACCGCCTCGTGATGGCGCGGCACCTTGATCGCCCCCTCACGAGGGATGAATTCGTCCATCATCGGAATGGCGACCCTCGGGACAACCGTCTCGAGAACCTCGAACTGTGGACTCGCTCGCACCCTGACGGCCAGCGTGTCACGGACAAGCTGCAGTGGGCGGTCGAGTTCATCGAGCGCTACATGGGCGAGTTCGAGCACCTCGTCGACGTCGACCGCGTTTGGGATGAGGCACAAGGCCTGTGAGCGTCGTCGAGGCGGTTGAGCGCGAGCTCGACGAGCTGGACGTCGCCGACCTGACCCTCGCCGCCTCGGCCAAGGCGCTCGCCGCCAAGCTCGACGACTACGAGACGACCGCGGCCGCCGCTGCCTCCTGCGCGCGCGAGTTGCGCGAGACGATGACCCAGCTTCGCGCACTCTCGGAAGCGCGGCCCCGCGAGACCGACCACCTGAGCCTGATCGTCAAGGGCCGGGAGAAGCGGCGGAAATCGGCATGAGCGTCATGGCGATGATCCGCCCCCGCTTCGAGTCGGTCCCCGACTACGTCTCGAGCGCCGGCGAGGAGGCCGTTGATCTGGCGGCGATGGCCGGGCTCGTGCTCGACCCCTGGGAAGCCGACGTGCTCACCAAGTCGCTGGGCGAGAAGGCCAACGGAAAGTGGGCTGCATTTGAGGTCGGGGCCGTGGTCCCGCGCCAGAACGGCAAGGGCTCGATCCTCGAGGCGCGCGAGCTCGCCGGCCTGTTCCTGCTCGGCGAGCGGCTGCTGATCCACTCGGCCCACCAGTTCGACACCTCGCTCGAGGCGTTCGCTCGCCTACTCGATCTGATCGAGAACACGCCCGAGCTCTCCCGCCTGGTCAAGCGCGTCTCGCGCTCGCACGGCGAGGAGGGCATCCGCCTCACGAACGGCCAGCGGATCCGCTTCCGCACCAGGACAAAGGGCGGCGGCCGCGGCTTCTCCTGCGACTGCCTGATGCTCGACGAGGCGATGTTCCTCGCCGAGACGGCGCACGGCGCACTGCTCCCGACCCTCTCCGCGCGCCCCAACCCGCAGGTCTGGTACACGGGCTCGGCCGTCGACCAGCTCGTGCACGAGCACGGTGTCGTTCTCGCGCGCGTGCGCGAGCGCGGCCTGGCGCACGAGGACGGGCTCGCCTACTTCGAGTGGTCGGCGCCGGCGACTTCGCTCTCCCAGGTCGACGAGGCTTTCGCCTCCAACCGCGACAACTGGGAGCTCGCGAACCCCGGCATGGGGATCCGCATCGCGGCAAGCCATATCGCACTCGAGCAGCGGGCGATGGATCCGCGCACCTTCGCGGTCGAGAGGCTCGGCGTTGGAGATTGGCCGCGTACCGATGGTGTCGTCGGCCAGACGATGATCACCAAGGAGCAGTGGGCCGGGCTCCTCGACGAGCGTTCGCGGTTGCAGGATCCGGTCTGTCTAGCCTTTGACGTTTCTCCCGATCGTTCGCGCTGTTCGGTCGCTGCGGCCGGCCGAAACCAGGACGGGATCCTGCACGTCGAGATCACCGACTGCAAGCGCGGCACCGCGTGGCTCGTTGAGCGGATCGTCGCTCTCGTCGAACGGCACGACCCGATCTCCATCGTCTGCGATGGCTACGGGCCGGCCGCATCGCTCGTGACCGCACTCGAGGAGGCAGAAGTGCGCGTGATTACCGTCTCAGCGGGCGAGCACGGGCAGGCCTGCGGCCGCCTGGTCGACTTCGTCCACGAAAAGGAACTACGGCACCTCGGCTCCGCCGAGCTCAGTGCCGCGGTCGAAGGCGCAGTGACGCGCCCGCTCGGCGATGCCTGGGCTTGGTCGCGCAAGAGCTCGGCGATCGACATCTCACCTCTGGTTGCCGCGACGCTCGCCGTCTGGGCGGCCGCCGGCGAGAGCCTGTCCCTCGACGACCCGGTGATCTACTAAATGGCTCTCCGTCTGCCGGCGCTCTTGAAGCGCGAGACGATCGAGGCCGTCGACGGGACCGAGATCTCGCTGCAGCCGCAGATCTCGCAGTTTTGGAGCGAGCTGACGGGCCTCGGCTTCTCGCCCAGGCTGATCGACAGAGTCTGGGCGGCCAACCGCTGCATCCAATTGAACTCGCAGCAGATCGCGGCCATGCCGATGAAGTTCTTCGGCAACTACGAGCCGGCCTGGGTCTCCAACCCCGACCCAGTCTGGTACCCGAACGGGATCGGCGAAGCAGTCGCAGCCGCGGTGCGCTCCTACTACGGCTGGGGCGATGCGTTCCTCTACATCACCGCCCGCTATGCCAACGGCTTCCCGTCCGCCTGGACGGTGCTGATGCCGGAGACCGTGAATGTTCAGAACGTCAGGGGGCGACGCGCCTACAAGGTGAATGAGCAGCCGATCGACCCGGCCGACGTTGTGCAGATCACGCGCGACCCGCGCGGCGACCTGCGCGGCACCTCGGTCTTCCGCTCCTACGCGCCGCTGATGTGGGCCTCGATCGCCGGTGCCGAGTTGAACCAGTCGATGCTCTCCGGCGGCGCGGTGCCGAACGCCGTCATCAAGTCGGCGCGCAAGCTGACCGCCGAACAGGCCGCAGCACTGCAGGAGCAGTGGGTCGATGCGACCGCGCTCCGTCGCGGCGCGCCGGCGATCCTGCCGCCCGAGCTCGACTTCCAGCAGCTCGCGTTCTCGCCGAAGGACCTCTTGCTGCTCGACGCGCAGGAGTTCGACGCACGCGTGATCGCGTCGGCCTGCGGCGTCCCGCCTTTCCTGCTCAACCTGCCGCTCGTCGGCGGGCTCACCTACCAGAACCCCGAAATGCTGGTCGACCAGTGGTGGCGCGTCGAGTTGCGCCCCGCCGCGCGTCGGATCGCCGACGCACTGTCGACCAACATGCTGCCGCGCGGCTCTTGGGTCGAATTCGAGTCGCGCGAAATGCTCGCCCCGTCCTTCAAGGATCAGGTCGACGCATGGCTCGCTCTGCTCAAGGAGCAGGCCGTCACCGTCGACGAGGTCCGCGCCGCCGTGCTGCGGCTCGGCTCGATCGACTCTGACGACGCACTCGAAGAGCTCACCGTCCCGACGATGGCCGCAGCCTCGCCGGCAGACGCCCCCTCCGCAACCGTCCAACAGTTGCGGCCCGCACAAGGAGTGATTGCATGACCGACACAGCAGAGCTCAAGGACGAGCTCGCTCTCCCTGCGGAGGGCGAGCACCTCGTTCGCACATTCGATGCCGAGCTCCAGGTGGGCGACGGGCGCACAATCGACCTGCGCGTTGTCCCCTACAACGAGATCGGCACCGCCACCGACCCCCCTGACTACCGCCCCTACCCGGAGCGGTTCCTCCCCGGCGCATTCGAGCGTCAGATGTCGGCGGCCAACCGTGTCTCCGCGTTTCTGAACCTCGAGCACGAGCAGGGAGTCAAGGGCATCGTCGGGCACGGCAACGAGTTCCGCGACGAGAGCGACGGTCTCTACGGGTCGTTCCGCGTCCACAACACAGCCGACGGCGACAAGACGCTCGAGATGGTCAACGACGGCTTCCTGCGCGGCGTCTCGCTCGAGTTCGCTCCTCTGCGCTCCGTGCGCAACGGCGAGGTCGTCGAGCGCGTTCGTGCGCACCTCGACAAGGTTGCGCTCTGCCGGACGGGCGTTGCCGCATACCAGTCGGCCGAGGTGCTGGCTGTCCGTACCACGCCGCTCGCCGAAGTGGAGATCGTCAAGCCGCTGCCCGACGAGCTGCTCGAGCGCCTGCAGTCACAGGGCGTCGCGCCTCTCGATCGTCTCTCGATCACGAAGATGGCATGGGACGAGTCGCTCGATCGTTTCGACGACGAGCAGTACGAGGCCTCCTGCCTGCTTGTTCGTGAGGGCGATGAGTCGGCGAAGGAACGCTGCGCGATTCCAGTCCTCGAGCCGGACGGGCAGCTGAACGTCAACGCACTTGGCATCGCCTCGATTGCGCTCCAGGGTCCGCGCAGCGGCCTGGTCGGGATCAGCGAGGCAGCGAAGGCGGCGGCCGCGCGCAAGCTGTTGCGCTACTACCGGCTCGCCGGAATGGATGCGCCGAAGTCGACGCTGATCATGGCGCGCAAGTAACCGACGAGAGGAGCTACCTCACATGACCGACTACCAACGCAAGCTCGCAGCGGGCCACTACAGGTCAGAGACCGCGACGGAGGAGCCGGAAGCGCCGGCGCCCGAGCCGGCCCCTGAGCCCGAGCCCGAGCCCGAGCCGGCCGAAGAGCCGGCCGAAGCAAGCTCCTAACACCCCGCACCACCGAACGTCTACCCATTTACGGCGCACCCCGCCGGGCCTTTTGCACGGACACCCCGCTCAGTAGGAGCGACACCTCCGTGGGGCTCTGAGGGCGGCCCCCGCCAAGGGACGCACAGAAAACCCACAACGCCAGTCAGAAGGCGGAGGTACCCGTGGCTACAAACAGCATCATTCGGATGCGGTCCGAGCGACTGCTCGACGAGCGTGCGCGCTTGGACGAGAAGTCGAAGGACATCATCAAGAACGCGGAGGACGAGCAGCGCGACCTCAACGACTACGAGGATCAGCAGCTCGACAAGAACCGCACGCGCGTGGCGCAGCTCGACGACGAGCTCGCCGTTCTCGCAGCCGATCTCGAGCGTGAGGAGTCCTCGCGCAAGGTGTCGGAGCGGATCCGCGTCGTGAACGAGCCCGCAGCGACGGTCGAGATGCCGGACGGAGGTCCGGTGGTCTACCGCACGTTCGCGGCATACGCACGCGACCTGATCATCTCGCGCTTCCCGACGATCGCGGCGAACGTCCGCGGCGCCGAGAACATGATGGCGGTGCAGGAGGATGCTCGCGACCGGCTCGCCCGCGTCGAGCACACCCTCACCTCCGATGTTCAGGGCCTGCTGCCCCCGCAGCACATGGGGCAGATCATGGACATCATCAACGGGACCCGTCCCGTCGTTGCGTCCGCACGGCAGGTCAACCTCTCCTCGGGGAAGCTGACCTACCCGAAGATCGCGCAGCGCCCGGAGGTGCTCCTGCAGTCGGCTGAGAAGACCGAGGCAGGCACCGCGAACATGCAGGTCACGCTCGAGGACCTGGCGGCCGACACCTACGCCGGTGGCGGCAACCTGTCCTGGCAGACGATCAACTGGTCGACGCCGGATGCACTGCAGCTCTGGTTCAACCTCGCTGCAGAGGCATACGCGCGGCAGACCGAGATCGCTGCCTGCACGGAGATCGGTACGGCCGCAATCGGCACCCTCTCCCCCGCGCTCGGCACCGCCGGCACGGAGGACTTCGCTGCGTGGCGTGCTGCAGCGATCGGGGGCATCGCGGCGATCTACACGACCACGGCAGGGCGTGCACGCACGAACACGCTCTACGTGTCGGCCGATCGGTTCTTCCAGCTCGCTGGACTCGGCTCCGACGCCGTGCTCCAGGTGAGCCCGGTCGGGAACATCAACATCGACGCCATGACCGGCACGTTCTCCGGGCTGCGCGTCGTGGGCTCCTACGGCTTCACGGCCAAGACCGCGATCCTCGGAGACTCGAGCGCGTTCCTGGTCGGCGAGACGGCTGGAGCTCCGGTCGAGATGCGGGCAGTCGAGCCTGCAATCGGCGGCATGGAGGTCGGCGTGATCGGCGCCTTCAAGTCGAAGGTGTTCGACAACGAGCGCTTCCTCCGGCTCTCCTAACAAGACGCGGCCGGACGGCGAGTTCCCCCCTTTCTCGTCGTCCGGCCGCCCCTTCTCACACACAGCAAACGGAAATACCCACCGAATGAACGCCCAGCTCGGTCTGGCGGATGCGCCCGGAACCGTCGCGGTCCCGATGTCGGAGATCGGCAGGTTCGCCATGTTCACCGTGTCGCTCGCAGGCACGCAACAGCCCGCAGGCAGCCGCCTCTCGATCATGGCGTCCGCATCCGTCACCGAGAACCTGAACGCAGTCATCCGCCACCTCGCTGATGACACCCGGTGGATGTGGATCGTCGGCGACGACCACGTCTGGGAGAACGACTGCCTCCTGCGACTGCTCGCTGCGATGGACGCGACACCGGAGGCCGACATCATGGTGCCGCTGGTCGTGAAGCGGAACCCGCCCTGGCACCTCGTCGTCTTCCACGAAGACGGAGAGCGCGAAGAGGACGGGCTGCCTCGCTGGCGTCCCTACGGCTGGGAAGAGATCCCCGAAGAAGGCGTCTTCGAGATCGACGGCGCCGGCTCGGCGGGGATGTTGATCAAACGGGAAGTGCTCGACGAGATCGGCGACCCCTGGTTTCGCTCGAGCGGCGGCGTCGTCTTGAACGAGGACGTCACCTTCTGTCTCGACGCGCGCAAGCGTGGCTTCCATCTCTACGCCTGCGCAGACGTGACGATGGGTCATCTCGGCATCTTCAACGTCCGCCCGATGCGTCGCGGCGGGCGCTGGGGCGCGATGACGGAGTTCTCTTCGCCGGACGAGCGCTACCAGCACCTGTTCATGCCCGACGCCGAAACGCACGAGGCGGTTCTCAATGGCCGCTGAGCAGGCCTACACGCCGCACCCGCACGAGATCGGCGGACACCCAACGACCGAGCTCTACCTGTTGCCTAACGAGCCACCGACCTTGATCACCGTCTGCGCCCAGTGCGGAGCGCTGCGAACCGTGCTCTTCCTCAACAAGGACCGCTGGTTCTGCTTCCGCTGCCAGACCGAGGGCGCAACCCCGCCCAACCTGTTCCCAATCGCATGAAGGAGCGAGCAGCACATGGCTGAGATCTTTCCGAACGAAGGGCTCGACCTGATCTACGCCGGCTACCCGAAGGGTGCGACCGGCCCCGCAAACACATGGCTCGGATTGTTCACGTCCTGGACCGCGTCGACCGTCGCAGGATCCGGCTCGGTCATCGCCTCTTGGGCTGAGGTGTCGAACGCGGGCGCATACGTCCGCCAGACGATCTCGTCCTCGTCCTGGGGCACGGTCGGAACAACGCAGTCGGGCCGTGGCTCCGGCGCCGCACAGGTGACCTTCGCGACCGCGACGGCCGTCTGGGGCACCTGCAACGGCTTCTTCGTCGCCAACTCGGCAACGAACGCCGCCGGCAGCGTCTGGTTCGGTGCCAACTTCGACGACGTCACCGCTGTCGTCGTGAACACCAACGACGTCATCAAGGTGACGCCGTCGTGGATCTACACGGGCTAGACCCCGTGAGCATCTCGTCCGTGAACGTGGTTGACGCCGGGTTGCTGTCGCGCCTACTGGGTGCAACAGCAACCTGGCGACTAGAGGCTAACCACGCATCGAGCGGACGGCAGTAGATGGCCGTACCTCTTTTCGTCGCCGCATCGACCGGGAACACCGATGCGGCGGGCGCCTGGACAGCGACCTGCCACGCTCCCGGCGCTGCCGACCGGATCATCATCCTGCAGTTCTTGCAAGCGGGGACAAACACTGGCGCGAACGTCCCGACGATCTCCTCGACGACGAACATCAAGAACCTTGACGGGACCGCTGGTGCCTGGACGCGAATCACGCAGGCGAACGGGGAGGATGTCGGGTCGGCCAAAGCGGCGGCTCAACACGTCTACATCTGTCGGTCTGCCTCCACCTCCGCACCCGTAGTAACGGGGGCGAACGCAGGAGGCGACGACGTCTACTGGCGCTTCTACGAATTCAAGGATGTCAACACTGGCACGGCGCTGACTGATGTGATCGAGAACGTCACCACTGGAGCGATCACCACGTCGGCAGGGACCGGCGTCACCGCATCAGACGCTGCGGTGACGACACTCGGACCCGATCGGTTGGCGTTGAACTACTGCGCGATCAACGACAACATCGCGATCGGCGCGTTTACCGGAATGACCGGCGGCGTCTGGTCGCTCCCCGTTTCGTCGTTCAACACAGCGACCGGCACGAACGGTGGACTGGTATTGCAGGCCGCTTATCCGGCGATCATCGAGCAGGCAGTCGGGAACACTTTCCAGGGGGTCGGCGGCACAGCAGGAGAGACATATCTCGCGCAGAGCTTCACGCCTGCGTCGAGCGTGACGGTAGACAGCGTTCAGATCCTCCTTAGCACGAACTCGGGGACGCCGACTGACGATCTGACACTCGAGTTGCGCCCCGACTCAGCCGGAAGCCCCTCCGCAACCATCCTGTCCACCGCGACGGTAGCGGCAGCGAACCTCACCGCGAGCCAATGGGTGAGCTTCCCTGTCAGCTCAGCGGTCACAGCGTCGACGCTCTACTGGATCGTCGTCAGTCGAACCGGTTCAATCGACGCCAGCAACTTCCGACAGTGGGCGGGAACGGGCAACGCCTACGCCGGCGGTTCTGCGAAGCATGGTCTTGCCAGTTGGACA